TCCCGTCGGCCGCCAGCGCCTGCGCGACGTAGAACGACGCATGGCCCGCCGCGCTGAACGCCTCGGGCGCCATCTGGATGCGCCGCCGGAACGCGTCGTCGGGCTCCATGACGGGCGGCACCGGCGGCCGGGCGGCCGGGTCGCCGGCATCGACCGTCAACCGCGCGACGCCCAGCAACGCGCCGAGGTGGTCGAGATCGCTGCCAGACGCGAAGGCCAGCATGGCCGCCCGCGCCTGGTCGTCGGCCCGGGCCGCTTGGAGCACGGCGTAGGTGGCCAGGAGGTCGATCACCTTCACGAGCCAGGCCGATGGGTCGTCGAGACGATCCGCGAGCTCCGGCAGCCGCTCGGCCACGAGTGCCGCCATCTCCGCCTGAACCTCGTCAGCTCGCAGCTGCCGGATGAGCTCGGGGGGCGGTAGGCGGGACAGGTCGATCATCATGCCGTAACCTCGACCGTGATCGGCGCGCCGCCGAGCGCCGGGTGCGCGCCCGCGATCTCGAACATGAAACGACCGGGATCGGCAGCCGTGATGGTCACGCGGGCCAGCGCGAACTCGCCGACGAAGCGGTCGATCGCCTCGGCCGTCGCGGCGTAGACATCCACGACGGTCTCACCGTTGAGGGGCGCGCCGACGAGGCGTGGCAGCTCGGAGCCGTAGTCGCGCCGCAGCACGCGCGTGCCGACCGGCGTGCTCAACACGTCCTCGATCTGCTGTCGCAGCAGGTCGATGCCGTCGATCACGTCGCCCGTGGTCCGGTCCAGCCCGCTCATTGGGGACCGTCCGTGTCGGCCAGGCCCACCGAGACACCGCCATGGACGTGGGTGGTCAGGCTTATGCCGGAGGCGGTGACGTCGCCGTCGGGCACGGCGATGGACCCGCCGGTGACCATGAGCGTCCCGCCGCCCAGGTCGATCTCCAGCGCCTCGGCGCCAGGCAGGTCGTTGCCCTGGGGCAGAGTGCCCAGCACGAAGGCGCGGGCCATGTCGCCACCGGGGGCGACGACGACGACCTGCTCGCCCGCCTCGATCCGCGCCCGCACGCGCAGCCCGCCCATGGCGATGCGCATCACCGGCAGGGGCGGCGAGGGCGCGCCGGCCAGGTCCGCGCGCAGGCGGTCGCCCTCGACGGCCGTGACGGTGCCGATCTCGACGACCTGCTGCAGCTGACGGTCCTGCTCGGCGGCCTGGAAGCTCATGCGTTCACCTCCGGCGTGACCTGCTCGCCGTTCACGAAGAGCGTGGCCGGAAAGGTCGCGCCGGGGGCCAACGAGCGCAGCGCCACCGGCTGCGTCCACATCACGCCCATCAGCGAGGCGGCCGCGTCGCGAACGGCGGTGGTCACGAGAGGGCGCAGCACGCAGCCTTCGGCCTCCATCACCGCGGCGCTCAGGCCCCAGGTCGCGCCCGGGACCTGGCCGAGCAGCGCTTCGGCGATCGTCAGCGCGTCGAGGTCGCGGTCGGCGCCATGGCGCGGGCCGGTCACGACGTAGGCTGCCATCGACGCGTCGTGGATCGTGGCCCAGCCTGCGCGGGTCTCCCGGGTCTTGAGGCCCAGCAGCGAGACCCGTACCGCCGGCAGGCGCGTGCCGCCCCGTCGCAGCTCCGAGGCGTCGAAGGGCCCGACCATCCCGTCGCAGGCGCGCAGCCCGGGCAGCAGCGTGGAGATCTCCGCGACCACGCCCTCGACGAGGTCGCGGAGGACGGCGGGGGCTTCGGCGGTCATCGCAGCAGCTCCGCGAAATGGTCGAGGGCGACGTCCTCGATCTCCTGGCGGTTGTCCTCGGAGACGCCCAGGTACGGGCGGGCCGGGATCCGACCGTCGCGCGAGCCGAACTGGTGGGTCGCGGCGGAGACCATGCCCGAGCCGACCTCAATTGTGTCGCCCGAAACGTAAGCGGAGATGCTGTCCAAGAGCGTGCCGCCCGACATCAGCAGCGAATGGCCGCCATGCCTGGCCCCGGCATAGGCGGTCGACCATGCCTGCCAGGATGTGCCGTCGGGGGCGGTCTTCTCGGCGGCGATGCGCTGCTTGGTCTGGTTCACGACCAGTTCGCCCAGCGCCTCCTTGAAGGTGGCGTCCTCGATCAGCCGGCCGATCGCGGCTTGCGCCTCCTCCAGGCCGACGTCCTCGATGACGACCCCGACCATCAGAGCCCCCGCATCGTGCGCCGGTCGAAGAGGCGCGGCGCCCCCTCGACGACGATCGGGTTGCCCGGCGCGAGCGGCGTCTCGCCGGGTTCGGGTTCGGGCAGGGGCAGCACCAGCTCCTGGGCGCCCGAGGACAGGCGCTTGAGCATGGCCAGCGCGTCCTCGTAGCGCTGGCGCAGGTCCTCCGACAGCAGCTGGCGCGAGGAGGCCAGACGGTAGAGCGCGATGTCGACGGCGGGCTGGACGAGCGCGTCGACCGAGACCGGCAGCGGCAGCACGTAGCGGACGGCCAGGTAGGTGTCGATCTCAGAGGCGGCCGAGGCGAGCGCGGCGTCGACCGCGGCGACGTCGACGCCGCCCCCGTCGAGCTCGGCCACATAGAGCGCGTCCGCGCCGTAAAGCCGTGAGATGTCCTCGCGCACGGCATACATGGCGGCGCCTCCTGGTCATGGGGTGGCCCTGGCCCCCCCGACGACCGGAGAGGGGGCCAGGACCGGTCTCGCCGGGCGGGGTCGCCGCCCGGCGGTCTCGTCAGGAGGCGGGGGCGTTCCCGCCCCGCGCCTCCCAAAGCTCGCGGACCAGCTCGGCGGTGATCGCCTCGGCATGCTCGGGCAGGGCCTCGCGCAGCGGGCCGACCCTGGGCACGCCGGCCTGGGTCATGTCGTCCTCGCCGAGCGCGCCCATCATGGTGGACAGCTTCTCGCGCAGCGCGCCGTCCGACGGATCGTCGCCACCGGACGACGCGACGGCCTGGCCGGAGACGGGGCCGTCCGCCCGAGGCGGAGCCTCGGCATCCGCGTCCGTGATCTCGAAGAGCGGATCGGCGTGCAGCTGCGCCCACTCCAGAACGGTGAAGGCGTCGTCGCGCCAGACGGCGCCGGTGGTGTCGTGCAGCACGCCGCAGCGCCACATCGTGGTCTGCTTCGCCGCGCCCAGCGTGGCCGCCGGGCGCCCGACGAACCGGATGCGCCTGTTGGGGGCGCTCATCAGGCGGCCCACGCGGTGTCGAGCACCTCGACCGCCTTGTAGTTGGCGTTCGACGCGCCGCCGGCCCCGAGCATGACGTTGACCGTCTGGCTGGCGGCGGCGCGCAGCCGAGGCCCGACGACCAGCAGGTTGGGCTTGATGCCCAGCGGGCGGCCGTTGCTGTCGCGCAGCGACCGCATCGCCTCCATGGCGGCGTCGAGGGCCGGGCCGTCGAGGGCGGCGTTCGACGCGTAGGCCATCTGCCACATCCCGAAGCCCGCGTTCCCGCGCATGTCGGCGCCGTAGACGAAGACGTTCTCCTCGAAGACCTTGTCGCTCGACAGCGGGTTGGTCTTGGTGACGAACTCCGCGCGCTTGCGCTCCTGGTAGAAGAGGGGCTTGAGCGGCCGGGTGGTGTCGAGCAGGTACCACCAGGGCGCGCTGGCGACACCCGACGCGTCGACGTTGGACACGGTGATCGGGTCGCCGTCCCCGTCGAAACCCGGGTGGTCGGTGTCGAAGAAGTTCTGCCCGTCGTAGCAGGGCGTGGTAGTGCCCGCGCCGAGCAGCTCGAAGACCAGCTGGTCGGGCTGCTGCGCGGCGGCCATGCCCATCTCGGCCATCAGCGGCGCGAGGTGCCCGAGGTTGTCGTCCTCGATGTCGGTGCGCAGCACGTCGACCGTCGCCTCGAAGTCCTTGTTGGGGACCGTGTAGCCGTAGGACGCCATGTCCTTGTGCACGCGAGCGCCGACCCACTCGCGCATCTTCGGGAACTTGCCCAGCCAGCCATAGGTCTCGGACTTCGAGCTCGACGAGATCAGCGTAGCCACCTTCAGGAAGTCGCTCTCGGCGCGCGTCGCCGTGAAGGCGTCCTGAAAGTGCTTCTTGAAGCCGACCTGCAGCGCGGCGACGGAGGCGTTGGTGACGATCATCGGGCGGTCTCCTGGGATGCGGACAGCTCGGCCGCGTAGGCGTCATGGGGGATGCCGAGCACGTCGGCGGCGGCGCGCTGCTCGGCGTTGAGCTCGGTGGCGACGTCCTCTGAGCGGACCGCGGCAGCGGCCCTGGCGGCCGATCCGCCCCCGCCGCCGATCACCGGCAGCGTCGCGGCCAGCTTCTCGAAGGCGTCGAGGCCGGCGGTGTTGCACAGCGCGAGATAGTGGTCCTTGGACGCCGGCGCGATCCGGCCCGCCTCGACATGCGCGTCGACCGCCGCCTCGACGTCGGCCGCCTCGCGCGCGGCGAGCTTCTCTTCGAGCTCGGCGGCGCGGTGGGCGACGCGGTCGTAGTCGGCGCGCGGCATGAACGTCTGCGGATCGGGCATCTCGGCCCGGTTGCGCTCGACGGTCACGTCGGACTTCAGCTTGCCGATGGCCGCGACGGCATCGGCTTCGCTGGCGTCCTCGGCGAGGTCCAGCGCGGTGTTGATCGCCTTCGTCATCGGGGTCTCCTCCTGCGCCGCTCCGGCGCGGTTCAGGCTGGTGAGGTGAAGGTTGGGCTGGTTGGTGAGCGCCACGGAGATCAGGTCCGTCGCCACGCGCGTGCCCTTGAGCGCCAGCACGACGGGGCTGGTGTAGCGATACTCGCGCGCTGCGACGGTCGCCCGCCCGGCCTCCGTCCATTCGACCCGGCCCCAGACGCCGTCGGCACGCGCCTGCACCTCGACGACCCAGCCAGCGGCGGGCGCGGGCTCGCCCTTGGGCGCGCGGTTCTGGGTCGCGTGCTCGTAGTCGATGGGCAGGTGGTGGCCGCGCGAGACGAAGGCCGCGACGATCGCCGGCGCATGGTAGCTGAAGCGCCGTCCGTCGCGGCCGACCACTTCCGGCCCCGCCGGAAGCAGGTGCACCCATTCGGGGGCGGCGCCCCCGGCGGCGTGCAGCTCGACGGCCGCGGCGGGAAGGGTGGTCGTGTTCATGCGGCCGACCATGCCCGGCACGGACGGACGCGGCGTCCTGGAAAGATTTCGGCGGCCCCTCCAAGAGATCGCCCAGGAGCGGGCCGTAGGGCGCCCTCGGCTTCGGATCGGGGGCCTGGGGTGCCCGGAGGTCGGGAGGACGCTCCTGCCCCCTTTAACCCCTGTTTAACGGACGGGCTCGTCTGGCCCGTGGCCCCCCGAGGGCGCTTGGCCCCGCCGCCGGGCTTCCTTGGCGGCCAGCTCCTCCCTGCGCGCGGCTAGGCGCGCGGCTCCGGGGTTGCCGTCCCAGCCGGGGTCGATGCCGCGAGGAACCTGGCGATCCCGGCCCTGGCTGTCGGTGTAGGTCGTCATCTGCACCTCGGGCGCGAGGTCGATGCCCAGCGCCTCGGCGGCCCGCCGCGAAAGCTGCCGCACCCAGCATTTGCAGCCCCAGCCGTTGGGCGGCATCCAGCGGCGCCAGAACGGGTCGTCGGCGCGCAGGACCAGCCCCTCCTTGGCGAGGTGGTCGGGCCGGTGGACCAGGCTGGGCCCGAGCCGGTACTCTAGGAAGGGCAGCACGGACTTGGTCCGCTCGATGCGGCCCCACTGGCCGGCTGCGTAGGCCGAGCGGACGTTGGCGCGGTAGATCGTGCGCAGCCGCCGAGGCGTGCCCAGCTCGACCTCCCGGTCGCCCCCGTCGCCCTCGGTCCTGCCCCACCAGCCCTTGGCCTCCAGCCGCGGGCGCAGGCTGCGCACGAACTCATCGATGCCGCGGCCCTCGTCGATGGCCGACTGCAGCTCCTCGGCGATGTCGCCCAGCACGTCCTGCTCGAGCGAGCGCGCCACCGTGAACGAGACGGCATGCTCCTCGGGCAGCCATTCGTCCCACCGATCGGTCTCTCGCAGGCCCTTGTCGCGGAAGAAGGCAGAGACCTCCTCGGGCGCGCCGGGGTCGAAGCGGAAGCCGGGGCGGTCCTCGTCGGCGCGCTCAGCCATCGAAGTGCGCCTTGATGCGGCGGCCGAGTTCGCGCTCCCAGTACCGAAGCTGCTTGCGACCCACCCCCTCGCGGTCGCGCCGCAGGTACCACTCCAGAGCCGCCTGGATGTCGCGCAAATCAGCCATCCTCGGTCCACCCCTCGCCGATGCCGCGTGCCATCACCGCCGCGCGGGCGAGCTGCTCGGTCAGCGCCAGCGGCGCGCCGGGCAGCTCGAGCTCCCGCACGAGCCGGAGCGCGTCCTCCGGGCTCCGCGCCGCCTCCAGCCGCTCCTCGATTGGCGCGAGCATGTCCTCGAACGCCTCGCGCCAGCCGGCGGCGACCTCCGCCTCCAGCGGCCCCAGCAGGGCCCAGGGACCGGGATCGTCGCGGGCCAAGCTGTTGGCCTCGACCCGCGCCGGCCCCGAGGGCGGAGCGGGGGCGGACGCCGCGCCAACGACCTCATCGCCTTCCCGCGGGTCGGTGAACCCCGCCTTGCGGCGCAGCTCGGATGCCTTGAACGGCACGCCCACCGCGATGAGCCGCGCGGCGTTGGTCAGCTGCATGTCGACGTCCTCGGGCTCGGCGACCTCGATCACGAGCCGGGGATAGGCGGCCTGCGGGCCGAAGTTCAGGTCGACATAGGGGCGCACCAGATCGCGGTTGAGCGTCGCCGAGATCGCGCGCGCGTCGGCGGCGGCGATGTCGTGCCGCACGCTGTCGTGGACCTCGGCCTGGCTCTGGCTCGACCCGTTGTCGGAGGTCATCGTCTGGCCGAGCACGGCCTTGGAGACCTGCTCGTCGGCGTAGCGCGCGAAGGCCTCGTAGGGCGGCTCGCCCGATCCCTTCATCGCCTCGACGAATTCGATCGCCATCGCCTCGGGCACGATCGCGGCGGCGTCGGTCCCGATCGAGGCGACGGCCCGGCGCAGCGCGGCGATGTCCTCGGCCGTGGCCTCCCTGCCGTACTTGCCCAGGCGCAAGGGCATCCCGAACAGCTCGATGCACGCCAGCCAGTCCTTCTCGTCGTACTTCTTGAGCAGCCACATGAACGCGACCAGCCGGGCGAGCCCGCCGCGCACCGCGAGCCCCGCCTTGAGCGCCGGGCGGTGGACCAGGAACCGGAAGGGCTCCAGCGCGACGCCGGCCTGCAGGTCGGCCTCGTCGCGCAGCCGCACCTCGCGGCCCGTCTCCCTGTCGAGCTGCAGGAAGCGCGCGTCGACCCATTCGAAGCCGCGCGGACGCCAGCGGTCGGGCCCGCGGTGCCAGTCGATCTCGACGACGGAGACGCCCTTGCCCAGCCCGTCCATCAGATCCTCGACCAGGTCAGGCAACAGGCCGCTCTCGACCAGGTCCCGCGTCACGGCCTTGGCGACGGGGTCGTCCTCGACGGCGCCCTCGGCGGCGACCACGGCGACGGGCACGCCCGAGACGGCCCGCTTCCGCACGCCCAGCACGGCGGCGTAGTGGGGGTCGCGCTCTTCCATCTCCTGGGCGAGCGTCATGAAGTCCAGGATGTCGCCCTGGTCGGCGGCCGCGAGGATCTGCGCCAGGCGCACGGGCGTGAGCCCCGTCGCGACGCTGTCGGCATAGGGCTGGCGGACGCCCGTGAGGCTGGGCGTGGCCTGCGGCGCCTCCAAGGTGCGGCCGCGCACCACGCGGCCCAGCCAGTCCTTCAAGCGGTCGGTCGGTCGCATCACATCACTCCCCGGTGCGCGCGGAAGCCCGCGGTGATCGGCATGTCGCGCTCGCCGCGGTCGCGGCGGACGGGCTGGTAGTCGAGCGGCTGGTATTCGGTCACGGCCGCCGAGCAGGAGAGCGCCGCGGCCCAGAAGCGGTCGGCGTGCCCGTCCGTGTCGCCGTCGGCCACCAGGCGGCGCAGGCCGGTCGGCCCGACGACGGACCGGATCGCGTGGAGGTCGGCGCGCAGCTTCGTGTCGCCGGCCGGGATCAGGAGCGTGCGGTCCTGCATCCGCTCCTTCAGCGCGGTGGCCATGTCGAGCTTGCGCGCCGAGGAGAACTGCACGCCCTCGACGCGGCTCGACCCGTAGCGGCGGATCGCGGCCTCGGTCGGGGCCTCGCCGATCCCCGTCTGGTCGTAGGCGGCGCGGACGACGCGGTACCGCTCGAAGATGCGGTCCGTCACCAGCTGCTGCTCGGCGAAGGGGATGCCGGCGCGCGCGAAGACCTCGCGCGTGACCAGGCGGCCGTCCACGTCCTCGGCGACCCAGACGACGAACAGGTCGCGGCGCACCGCGATGTCGACGCCCACGAAGCACGGGCCGCCCTGGTACTGCTCGGGCCGGCCGGCGCGGACGTCCTCGCAGGAGGCGATCAGGTCGTAGTCGAGCCAGGCCGACGCGGCGTCGAGCCATTTCAGCTCGAACTCCTGCGCCCAGGCGTCCTCGTCGCCCAGCGCGGCCCGCAGCTCCTCGATGTCGACGTCGAGGCCCTGGGCGACGGCCTCGTGGATGTCGGCGCGGTGCTTCGACCAGGTCCCGGTCTCGTCGGTCCACAGCTCGTAGAACTTGTTGCCCTTGCCGTTGGGCGTCGAGATCACCCTGATCTTGTGCCCGCCGCGCGCGGCGACCGGGAAGGCCGCGCCCCAGATCGCGCGGCTGTCGCGGTGGAACGCGAACTCGTCGAGCAGGAGGTTCCCGCCGAAGCCGCGGGCCGCGTCGGGCGAGGCCGACAGGGCGACGACGCGGGACCCGCCGGGGAAGTGCACCTCGTGGGTGGTGGTGGTGGCCTCGGCCGTGCGGAAGGTGTCGGTGCCGTACTCGGGCTCGCGCCCGCGCAGCACCTCGCCGTAGGCCGCGAAGAAGCCCTGGGTGATGGGCTTGATCGCGTCGTTCATCGCCTCCTTCGCCGTCCGCTCCGAGCGCGACAGGATCGTCCAGCGCTCGCGCCGGCCGGCCAGCTCGGCCTGCACCACCTGGTCGACGATCTCGCCGCCCGCGCCGAAGGTCTTGCCGCCCCGGCGCGTGAACATCCCGATCTTGAAGCGCGACTGGTCGGCCAGCCAGGCCTGCTGGTAGGGCAGCCAGGTGATGACGGGGGCGGTCATCGGATCAGCTCGGATCGATCGGGAAGGTGTACTCGACGACCCGCCCGTAATCCGGTCCGTAATGATCGAGGGCCTCCTGGCCGTCCTGCTGCCGGGCAAAGCAAACGGCTTTCGTCGGGTCCTTCGTCCAGCCGGGGCCGGGGCAACGCATTCTCAGGTAAACGGGGCGATCCGTAGGTCCGTGCTCGACCAGCCAGGCCTTCAGGTTGGCGCGGGACGCATCCTCGCGGAGCCTAACCGCCGCACGCCGAAGGTCGAGGATCATGGCCTCGGGGATGACGCCCTCCGCGCTGCCCGCCCAACGATCAAGCCAGTGGGCGATCTCAAGGTTAGAGACCATCACGCGAACCCCATGATCTCGCGGGCCCGCGCCGCCGCGGCCGCGTCGATCGCGCCCTTGGCCACGGCCCCGTCCAGCTTGTCGACCGCCTGGCGCCGCTCCTCGGCCGCGATGCGCTCGCGCAGGTCGGTCGAGCGGATCAGGTTGTTCAGCGCCGTCGTCAGGTCCTTCAGCCCCTTCGGGTCGACGATCCCCGTCTCGGACTTCGCGATCGCCATCTGCGTTCGGAACGCGATCGCCGATAGCTGCTGGAACAGCGCGCTCGTCACGTCGACCTCCTGGCCCGCCGTCATTTCGGTGAGGAAGGCCTTGATCTCGTCCTGCGCCGCTCCTGCATCTGCGCGTATTCGCGGAACTCCGAGCCGTAGGCGTGCAGCGCCGACTTGCCGATGCGCAGCTCGACCCCCTCCTCCTCCAGCCGGAAGTTCAGCGCCTCGGCCAACTCCTCGTACCCGCCGAACCCGCGCGCGCGCAGCTCCTCCTGGAGCCAGCCGCGCAGCTCGGGCGGCAGCAGGTCGACCTTGCGCGGCGGCGGCACGCCGTCAGCCCCGCGGCCGCGGGCCCGCCACGCCAGGCGCCAGGGCCTCGCCGCGCGCGACCTCCGAGCCGCGCCCGGTGATCTCGGCGATCGTCACCTCCTCGGCGTGCCGCAGCCGCACCAGCCCCATCTCCTCTAGCCAGGCCAACGCCTGGCGCAGCTGGTCCTCGGAGGACGGCACGCCGACGCCCGCCAGCACGTCGCGGATGATCGACGCGTTCGAGCTGAACTGCGGCAGCGCATCGAGGTGGCGGAGGATCGCCAGGCGGCGATGCTCGGTGGCGGTGGTGTGGTCCATCGGGGTTCCTTTCAGGGATCGGGGGGCAGGACGCCGGGCTGGCGGGCGAGGCCGAGCCCGACCTCCCGTCCGCGCGGCGTGACGCGGGCGACCTGGCCCTCGGCGTCGCGCAGCGTCGCGAGGCCCGCCTCGGCCAGCCAGGCCAGCGTGGCGTTCAGCTGGTCGGACGACGTCGGGATGCCGCGGTCGCGCAAATGCAGCAGCACCAGGACCGCCGCGGCCTCGTAGCCGGCGCAGCCGGCCAGGTACCGCAGCACCGCGAGGCGCCGCTTCTCGGCCTCGATCTGCGCGACGGGCCAGTCCTGCATCATCCGTCGTCGCCCCCGCCAGCGCGCAGCGCGGCGCGATAGAGCGTGTCGAGCTGGGTGCCGACCTTGACCAGCGCGCCCTCGACGCGGCCGAGCCGCTCGCCCAGCTGCGCCGACTGGTCCTTCGTGGCCAGGCCCTCCAACCGGGCCTCGATCCCGCCGAGCCGCTCGCGCGTGTCGTCGACCTCGCCCTCGATGGCGCCGACGCGCTGCTCCAGCCGGTCGAGCCGCGCGTGCGTCTGGGTCTGCCCGCCGCGGACTTCCTTGCGCGTGCTGGCCGCGTAGGTGCGGCTGCGCCGGTCCAGCCAGACGGCGCCGGTGAGGATCGCGCCGCCCCCGGCGAAGATCAGCCCCAGGACGATCTCGATCGACTTCAGCAGCTCCATCAGGCGGCCCCCACCATCACGAGGACGCACGCGCCGCAGGCCGCGGCGATCACGGCGGCATGGGCCACGATCGACCCGCCCGCTGCGCGCGGGGACGACGCCGTCTCGCGGATCAGCGCGGCCCAGCAGGCGAAGATGGCCGCGGCCGTGATGGCCGACAGGACGGCGGGCGCGGGATGCGCGCCCCACAGGTCGATGCCGCGGTGGATCAGGATGCGCGCGGCGACGTAGAACGACCGTTCCAGGATCAGGGCCGTCAGCGCGGCGTAGGCCGTCACCCGCAGCCAGGACGATGTCAGCGCCCGCTCCAGCAGCTCGGGCCGCTTCACCAGCCAGGTCACCTCCAGCAGCACCAGGACGGCGGAGAAGATCAGCGCGACGTGGGCGCCCGCCGTCAGGGCGTCGTGGGGCTCCATCAGTACAGCCCCCCGCCACCCCGCGAGGCCGCGCCGACCGCCATGTCCGAGGGGTCCGGGTGGGACAGGTTCGCCCGGGCCACGCCGCGCACCTTGTCCATGTGCCGCACCCAGCTGGTGCCGCCCGCCAGACCCGCCAGCACCAGCAGCTTGTCCCAGTCGAGGTCCTGCAGCGCGGCGAAGTCGGGCCCGCCCAGCATCTCGCCGGCGAAGTTCAGCAGGGGGATGAACACCACGTTGAACGCGATGCCCACGCCCGCCGCCCAGATGACGAAGGGCCGGCCGCCGGCAACGAAGATCGAGGGGTGCTGCGCGAAGGCGATCCTCTCGTCGAGCGACTTCAGCTCCGCCGCCTGGCCGATCTTCGCCAGGGCGAGCTGCAGCTGGCCGCGCTCCTCGTCGGAGGTGACGATCTTTTCGAGCAGGCCGCCGACCTCGCGCAGCGCCACGTCGGTGACGATCTTGGACAGCATCACAGGAACTCCAGGTAGGTGTCGACGACCCAGCCCTCGCGGCCGCCATGGTCGACGCGCGACCACCGCCGCCCGCCGAACTCGCCGCCGCGGATCACCTCAAGCGGCGTGCCGTCGGGGATCGAGCCGATCACGTTGGGGTTGAAGGACGGCCAGCGCCGCAGGTTGAGGTTCCCGCCGTTCGTGCTGACGCGGGCATGGGGCGGCGCGCCGTCGACGCGAAGATCCTCGCCGCGCGCGTCGAGGTCGGCCTCGACGGGGTCGGTCGGGCCCAGCACCCGCGCCCGGATCGCCTCGATGTCGAGCGTCGGACCCGGGTCGATCTTGCGCCCCGGCGAGACGTACCAGTGCCCGCGGATGTCCCGCAGCGTGGGGACGCTGGCGAACAGCGCGTCGAGCAGGTCCAGCAGCGCCGCGATCTGCGGCCGCGTGTGCGGCATCCACCAGCCGTCCCCGTGCTCGGGCGTCCGGCGGCGGACGATGCCGTAATCCGCGACCCCGAAAGTCTGGTCCCACCAAGCGCGCACCCAGGCGGGATTGTCGGACGAGGCCTCCATCAGGCCGGGGTTCACCAGCTCGATCCCGATCGAGAAGGCGTTGACGCCGTCGCGGCCGTGGTAGTGCGATTGCCCGGCATGGTCGCCGGCGCGGTTGGTGGGTATCTGCTGCTCGATCGTGCCGTCCCGCTCGATGACGAAATGCACCGACACGCGCGGGCTCTCGCGCAGGAACCGCGCGACGGACCCGTGATCGATCGACGAGGCCGTGTCGTGCAGCACCACCAGCTCCGGCGCGATCGCCTCGTCGATGTTGCGCGCGCGCGCGAACGGGGCGACGCGCAGGTCGCCGGTGAGCTTGTGTCTGACGATCCGCATCTGCAGGCCTTCCGTCGGGGGTCCTTCCCCGGGATGCCCGGAGGCGGCCCTTGATGCGTCCTGGAAGGATTTCCCGCGCGACCCCGATCGCGCCTTCAGAGCGGTAGGCGCAGCTGCTTGCCGGGGGTGGGCAGGGGTCGCCGCCCGCCCATCTCGTGGCGCCAATTGGTCGCCGTGCGTACGTGGACGTCGCACTCGAAGGCGACCTCCTCGAGCGTCGCGCCGCGCTCGAGCATGGCGATCCCGCGCCGCCGGCGCCCCTTAGCGCCACGCAGGTCGCCGCAGGGCAGCTCCAGCTTGCCCGGGCCGATCACGTCGACGATCTTCTGGGCGGCGTCCTCGCCGACCCATTCGGCCAGCTTGGTGCCGCGCGCCTTGGTCGGCACCTTGATTTCGGAGCCGCCGCGCTTCTCCAGCAGGCGCAGCGTCAGCTCCGTGCCGATCACCGCCTCGATCTCCCGCGCGATCCCGGGCAGGTCATCGGCCATGGTCGGCCTCCGGGGCTTCGCGGTAGCGGGGCGGGCGGCTCGGCGCGGGGCGCCGGGCGCGCTGCACCGTCACGACCCGCCCGTCCCGCAGGACGTAGCGCATGCCGCCGACCACCACCTTGCCCGCGCCGTGATGCAGGCCGGTCTCGACCCGTGCCTCCACCTCCGCGCGGACCGCCTCGACGTCGAGGCCGAGCGCCCGCTCCAGGTAGCGCAGCACGGCGTGGTCGGTGACGACCGGATGGGGGCGGCGGCCGGGCATCGCTACCTCCTGCCGCCCGCGCCAGGCGGGTCCAGCTCGACCCCGTGGCGCGCGCACATGGCCTTCAACGCCTCGGTGACGGCCGCGATCTGGTCGGCGTCGCGCATCATGTCGACGTCGAGGACGGTGCCCTGCTTCGGGAAGCGCGCCCGGATGAACGCGTTCAGCGCGGGCCGGCCCGGCGTCGTGGCGCCCGCCTCGCCCAGCAGGCGCCAGAGCACGTGGATGAACCGGATGTCGGGGCGCTGCGCCTTCGGGCGGCGCTTCGCCTCGGGCCGCCAGCCGCGCGCCTTCAGCGCGTCGACCACGCCCTCCAGCTCCGCCTCCGACATCTCGGCCGTGCTGGCCTTGCCGGTGGCGACCAGCTGCAGTGCGCGGCGATCGTCGGGCCCCAGGCCGATCTCGCGGGCCGCGGCGTGGATGGTCCGTTGGAGCTTGCGCGCGGTCGGGGTCACTTCGACATCTCCCGGGCGGCCTCGGCTTCGAGCCGGGCGCGCCGCCGGGTGACGTCCGCCAGGCTGCGGCCCAGCTTCTCGGCGACCGCGAGCAGATCGCCCTCCGCCGCGGTCGCGATCTCGACGTCCTCGTCGTCGGTCCAAAGGCCCTGGGCGGGCGCGGGCGGGCGGACGTAGTCGTCCTGCGCAACGGGTGCTGCCGCAGGGCGCAGGGCGAGCGACCGGTCAGGGACGATCTGCTTCCACGGGACGTCGAGCGGATCGCCCTCGGCGGCGCGCGAAGCCGCCTCTGCCCGCTCCGCCTTCCGCCGCACGGTCCACTTGCCGCGCAGCTGCGCCCAGGGCAGGCCCAGCTCCTCGGCCACCGCCTTCAGCTTCTCGCCGGCGGCGACGCGGTCCAGCGCGGCGTCCCAGTCGGCCTCGGCCGGCTCGGGCGCCGCGGACGCGGGCGTTGGGTCGGCAGGGACGGCCGGCGCCTGGTCAGGCGCGGGCGCCGCGGGCTCGGGGACCTCCGCCGCCTCGCCCGCCGGCCCGACCTCGCCGCGCAGCATCGCCGCGACCGCCTCGACATGGGCGCGGTCCCGGCACCAGGCCCGCTCCTTCCAGGCGATCTCGCGCAGCGACCAGCCGCCGTCGGCCTCGACGATCTCCAGATGCGGGCCGGTCATGACGCGGCCTCGATGTCGCGCAGCCTCGCGCGACCCTTATCCGTGATGATCCAGCCCGCCGCCCCGCACGACCTCAACAGGCCGAGCCGCCAGAGCGACGCGATCACGCCCATGTCGATGGTGATGCGGTCCTCGCCCATCGTGTAGAGATCGGCGCGAAGTTCCAGCATCGTTCGGGGGACCTCCTGCAGCAATACCAGCGCGGCTTCCTGGGCATTCGTCAGCGATTGCATCGTCATGCCCCCGCATCCGCGGCCAGCCGGTCCAGCACGGCCTGCAGCCGCCACCGCTCCGCCGGCACCAGCGTCTCGGCCGCCGCCACGCGCAGCACCTCGACCGCGAACCCTTCCGTCGCGCACTCCGACAGCACCGCCGTCAGCACCTCGGCCAGGGGCAGGTCGCCGCTGGCGACCGCCTCCGCGATGTCGGCCGCGCCGACCTCCACGTGGACGCCCATCACGCCATCCCCATCGCTTCGAGGTACATCTCCAGAACGGTCTGCTCCTCGGCGATGTCGTCGGGCTCTCGCCGGCGCAGGGCGATCACCTTGCGCATGACCTTGGTGTCGTAGCCCCGGCCCTTGGCCTCCATGAACACCTCCTTCTGCTGCTCGGCGACGTCCTTCTTCTCCTGCTCCAGCCGCTCGACGCGCTCGATGAACTGCCGCAGCTCGGCGGCGGTGACCTGATACTCGCCCGCCATCACCCCGCCTCCTTCAGCTGATCCTCGTCGGCCTCCTCGGGCCCGCGGGCGTTGGCGAGGTTGATCGGCAGCGACGCCCAGCCCGCCTGGGCGTGCGGGCGGATCGAGATCGTGAAGCTCTCCTTCGACCCCATGATCCGCATGCTGTCGGACAGCGCCTCCATGGCGCGGGTCCAGGTCGGGTGGTCGATCGACAGGCGCCGCAGCGCGTAGAGCGAGCCGCGGTTGATCTTGCCCGTCTGGCCGACCTCGAACGCGTGCTCCAGGAGCGACCGGACCACGTCGTCGCTGCCGGCCGCGACCTCCTCGATATACTCGTCCATCAGGCCCTTGGCGGTGCGCAGCTCCGGCCCGAAGGTCACCTCGTCTTGCACCCGGACGGACACCTTGATCGTGCCGTCGTAGGTCGTGAACGAGATGTTGCCCTTCGCGCCGCCGCGCTTGAGCCCGTACTTCTCGTCGAGCAGCGCCTGCAGCGCGCCCATGTCGTCGAAGGAATGCGTCCGGAACCGGGCGATCCGGTGCATCAGCTCCTCGCCGAACCGGGCGATCTCGCGCACCGTCTCGTCGATGATGCGGTCGCTCTCGCTGACCATGCCGGGCGGGACCTTCCGGCCCTTGCTGTCGGTCCAATACTCGTCGTCGTGGGCCATGGGTCAGGCCTCCTCTTCGTCGGTGGGCGTGGAGTTCTCGGGCTTTTCGGCGGACGCCTGGGCCAGGGCAGCGCGCCCGGCCTGTGTGATCGAGGCTTCGGTCACGTATCCGCCCGCGGAAAGCCGAGTGCGGCAAAGGCCCCGGCGCTCGAGCCGCGCCATCATCGTGCCACCCAGCCGGCCGGCGCCCTGCGCCTTAAGACCGAAGCTGGACCGGCCCACGTAGCCGGGGCGCTCGGCAAGCGCCCAGCCCAGGTTGGCCGAGCTGGTGGCGCGGCCCTCCGCGATCTTGCGAAGCGCCCATGCCTGCGGGGCTGTAAGCTTCATCACGCGCTCTCCTCTTCGGGGTTGGGTTCGGACGTGTCGCGGAAGCCGAGCGTCGCCCGAGCGAGCGCCTTCAGGTCGGCCTCCGACACGATCAGCGCGGGCGACGGCGACGCGAGGATGCGCAGCGCCAGGTCGCGGGGATCGCGGTCGGGGATCGGGCCGATGACGGCAGGCTCGGCGAGCCGCTCGGCCACCGCGTCACGCATGGCCCGCATCTCGCGGGCGTAGTCGACCGAGGCCGCCATGCGCTGCGCGACGCGGCGTTCGCCGTAGAGGACCGTCGTGTGGTCCAGCCCGCCGAGCCGTGCGCCGATCTGGGGATAGCTGCCCAGGCCCTCCTCGCGGGCGATCCAGCAGACCTCCTGCCGGGCCCAGGCGAACGCCCGGGTGCGCGCCTGGCCGATCAGCTCCTCCAGCGTGATCCCGCGCGACGCGGCGACCACCTCGATCGCGGTCTGGATGGGGCGCGGGGCGATCATGCCCGCCCCCGGGCCTGCGCATAGAGCAGGTTCGTCACCGACAGCGCCTCGGCGAAATCCTGGCCGCGCTCGCCGACCTTCTCGCCGTGGCGATGGTGCCGATGGACCGCGACGGCCGCCGCGGCCTGGATCAGCGTGTCGGCCGCCTGGGCATCCACGAAGCCCCGGACCAGCAGGGCATGGAACAGGGTCCGGTCCACGGGGCGCGTCGGCTTGACGTGCATCTCCGCGACCTCCCGGACCGCGCTCATGCCCGCCCCTCCGGGTCCGTCTGCGCCAGCGCGTTGATCGCCAGCACCTCGTTGAACACCTTGCGGCGGCGCGGGACGCCCTCGCCGTGCTGCCGGGCCCGGTAGATCGTCGCGATCGCCGCCGCCTGGATCAGCGTGTACGCGTTCACCCGGCTGGCGAACCCGGCCTCCAGCAGCACGGCCAGCAGCTCCTCGTCGATCGCGGGCAGGCCGGGCACGGTCGCGGTCTCGACGGTCACGCCGTCGATCGTCAGATCGGTCATGTCGTCTCCTTTCGCGGGCAGCGCGCGCAGGCGCGATACATCGCCACCCGCTGCGCGTTCGTGTTGAGGAAGGGGCGCCGCTGCCAGTCGCGGCAGACGTTGGACGGGATCGTGCCCAGCTGCGGGCACTCGACGGTCCGGGCCATGTAGACGCCGCGCACGACGTCCTCGGTCGGTCCGTAGGCGCCCCGGTAGGTCCGGCTGATCACCTGGCTCACCAGCGACGCCGATCGGCCGATCTCGCGGGCCACGGCGTTCTGCGAGGTCGCGTCGACGCGGCGCGCCAGCTCCTCCACCCAGTCCTCGATCTCGTCGCCCCAGGCCTCCCGGGCCTGGTCCAGGCGGGTGCGGACGGGGGCGGTCATCCGATCACCCCCACGCCGGCGGCGTAGGTCGTGCCGCCCAGGTTGTCGTCCCACAGCGCCCGGATGCGCTTCTCGCGCGGCGGCAGCGGGCCGGTGTTGCGCGTCAGCTTGTAGGTCGCCGGCCGCACCCCGGCCTGCGCCTTCTCGATCACCCGCAGGTACTCGCCCCGCAGCAGCAGCTGGCAGTAGCCGGCCGCGTCCTTCTCGGACACCGGGGCCTCCTCGATGTCGGCGATCGCCGCCACGTCGCGCGGCGTGAAGGTGTCCAGCACCCGCATCGCACGCCACATATTGGCCACCGGGTCGCGCACGTGCTCGCCGGCCATCGCCTGCTTCGGGGCGGCCAGCAGGTCGACGCCATCGCAGGGCACGTAGACCCGCAGCGCGGAGCCCCTGGTGATGCACTTGATCATCACGCGACCCTCCCAGCGGCGGAGTATCTCGCGGCATCGGGCGCGGCCGAAGCCGGTCACGTCGACGACGTCGTCGGTGGTGATCTCCGCGCGGTCCTTCAGGATCTCCCACGCGTCGTCCATCTCCCGCTTCCGCGCGGCCACGCGCGCCGGGTTCATGCCACCCTCCGCGGCTCGGGGGCCTGGCCCGTGAAGAACCCGGTCTTCCCCATCGCGGCCTTGTCCATGCGCTCGACGCCCATGGCCTTCGCGCGCTCGGCCACCATCGACAGGTTCACGCACATGCGCCGGATCGACGGGCCGGCCGCCTCCATCACCGCCCCCTTCAGGTCCTCGGCGATCTCGACGCCGGGCGCGTAGCGGTCCAGCAGCATCTCCAGGTCGGACCGCGTGCCCGGCTGCGCCGGCACCCAGTCGAGCATCCGGCCGTGGACCCGCTCCCACTGGCGCAGCTTCTGCGGCAGCCCCTCCTCGCCGATCAGGATCACGCCGACACCGCTGCTCTCGTAGATGTCGCGCACGACCTCGACGAGCTTCGCGTTCACCAGCACGTCCGCCTCGTCGATCAGCAGCGTGCGGCCAGACCGCGCCAGCTTCTCCGACACCTGGTCGGCCACGTCCGCGACCACGCGGGCGGGCTTCAGCCCCAGCTCCTGCGCCGTCGCGTCCAGGAACTTCTTCGTCCGCCAGGTCGACTTGCACTGGACGACGTGGCATTCCTTCTGGTTGGCGGCATAGCCCGCCGCCGTGGTCTTCCCCCAGCCCGAGGGGCCGAAGAAGCAGGCCATCCCCGGCAGGGACGCCCCGCGGTTCTCGACCCGGTCGACCAGGCGCACCAGCGCCGCGACGTTCCGCAGGCCCGCGATGTTGTTGTAAAGCGCCGTCATTCGTGTATCGTCCTTTCTGCTCCCCTCACAGGGCGTTGGCGGCGGGACCGGCCCCAACCGGGGCCCGCCGCATTCACATCCCGACGAACATCTGCTCGCCGAAATCCTCGTAGAGGGCGCGGTGCGCTCGGTAGGGCGAGGACTGCTGGTAAATCTGCAGCCACTTGTCCTGGTCCTTCGTCAGCTCGCCCCCGCCCTCGCGCACGCGCTCCAGGTCCAGCGCGCGCCGGAACTGCGCACGCTCCTCGTCCTCGTCGTCGGGCCGGGTCTCGGCGTCGGCCCGATGGCGCGCGAGGTCCTCGACGATCGCGGCCTGCGCCGCGGCGTCGGCCTCGGCATGCGGGTCCTCTCGGGGCGGGCGCGGCGCCGGGAATGTCGGTGCGATCACCTGCGCCTCGGGCGGCTCCGCCGGCGTAGGCGCGCTGGCATCCAGCGCGGCGCCCAGCTCGGCGGCCGACAGGGTCCGCCGGGCCTCCAGGGCCTTCTTCTCGGCGTTGACCCAGTCCTTCCGGGCCTTCGCATGCACGCGGGCCTCGTCGACGTCGTAGAACCCGACCTTCTCGCGGCACTCGGCGTGGCCCAGGTAGCGGCCGGCCGCGTCGTAGACGTGCAACCCGTCCCACAGGGCCGCGGGGTCGAACCGGCCGACCAGGTTCTCGCCGCCCCGCGCGACCAGCCAGGGCGCCCAGTACCGGTTGCCCATCAGGGCGATCTCGCCCGTCCGGGTGTTGGCGCGCAGCTTCTCGGCGCCCATCATCCACAGGCGCCGCTGCTCGGGCGTGGCCTTACGGATGGGGTGGGCGGCGTAGCTCTCCTCGAACGCCTCCGCGAAGGACCGCTTCCAGGCGACTTCGGTGCGGCGCTCGCGGGCGTTGTGCTCCTCCATCCGCTCGCCCAGCACCCGTAGGAAGTCCTCCAGCGGGATCGCGCGGCTGCCGTAGTCCTCGGGCTTCGCGTCGACCTTGTTGCCCGTGTAGGCGCCCTGGAACCGCGGGTCCTTCGAGACGCGGTCGCACAGGTCCCTGAACGCCCGTTCGATGGGCTTCGACTGGCCGCTATAGGGCTGCGCCCAATGCACCTCGCACCCCAGCTGGGTCAGCAGGCCCTGGGTGTCGTCCTCGCGCACCTTGAAGCGGTAGCGCGTCGGCGTCCCGCCGGTGATCGCCTTGGCCGCGAACTCGCGCCCGTTGTCGAGCGTCACCTGCTCGGGGATGCCGTAGCGCTCGATCATGTCGCCGATGCACAGCCGCACGGCCTGGGCGTTGGGCGTCAGGTCGACGCGCCACGACAGCAGCTTGCCCGAATGGACGTCCTGGAAGGCGACCATCTGGGGCCGCACGATCTTCTCGGGCCGCCCGTCGACGCCCGGCCAGCGCACGAACACGTCGAACCGGTGGAAGTCGCCGTTCACCGCCTGCATGGCGCGCAGCGCCGACTTGTCGCGCACCTGGGGCGGATACATCGCGCGCAGCCGCTCGATGCCGTGGCGCGCCAGGACCTCCTGCTGGGGGCTGATCTCGCGGGCCTTCCAGCGCAGCAGCGCCTTGTAGCCGCAGACCTCGATCCCCCGGTCGCGGGCGATCCGCACCGCGTCGTCGTAGCAGGCCTTCAGCGATCGCCCGCCCAGCTGCAGGTAGCCGGCCATCGCCAGCGCCGCGAACTCCGGGTCGACCTCGGCGCGCCGCGCCGACGGCCCGCGCCCCGTGGTGGCCGGCAGCAGGTGGGCAAGCCGGTCCTCGCGCGCCGCTCCTGCCGCCTGCTTCTCCCAGTTGTAGAGGGTCCGCGCGCTGACGCCGTGCTCGGCGGCGACGGCGGCGACGGCGCGGCCGCGCGCCATGCCCGCCCCGATCAGCGCCGACAGCGTGTCCAGCGCGGCGAGGCGCGCGGCCGCCGCG